ATGCAATGTAGCGATCTATTCATCCGACGCAAACGGATTACCAGCAACAAGAATGGGTTATTTAGAACTCGACATGAACGGGACAGCCGGTCTGTATTCAAGCTCTAGTTGGGATTCAGCGCCGGTTTTAGTTGGGGGGAATACGTATTGGTATGCTACGGGTTCTTCAGGCTCAACACCGATGACCACCATTTCAACACGCTCTTACAATGACCAACTCAGCGCAATGGGGTTCACACATTATCCAGGAACCGGTTATACAGCATTAAAATATGACACCGCTCACACTGTTCCCGCTACAATTGACCCAGCTACTGAATTGATTGGTGCTCAAGAGCCGATCCCTGTTTTCTATTTCCTATATGCATGAGGTGAAATAATGTTAGTGAGACACATAAAAGAATGGATGGACGGCGAATTAATTAGAGAAGAATTTATTGATGTCGATTGGAAGATTCTCAAATTCTCTCGCAGTGAATACCTATCTGCTTGCGATCATTTCGCACTTCAAGATCGTGTGATGAGTGAAGAGGTATCTGACTACCGGCAATTCCTTCGTGACCTTCCACAAAATTTCGACACAGCCAACGATGCTCTGGACGCATGGACAGAATACGAAGTACCGGTCGAGGCTCTTCCCTGATGATGTTTGATTGGTGAGATAATGCCTAAGCCAAAGCCGACATCTATTATTCGGCATGAGATTATTCTCGGTCGCGTCGAAAAAGACATGATGGAAACTGTCATCGCAGCCTGGTCTTTCAATAGAGTCGCAACCCCTCTTTTTGATATTTTCAAAGATGTATCTGGCATGGCGGTTTTGATTTGGGTTTTTGAAAAGGTGACGGGGATCGATGTTGTCCTTCCTGGTGAAGCTACCGTTGAACAGATGCTCGCCGCACTTGATAGGGGTATTGAGAACTTCAGGGCTCAGAAAAAAACCGAAGGTGTCGGTGAAGCTGAAGGTTTTATTTCTTCCATCAATTACCTGGTCGAATTTTTGAGAGGGGAACACAGTTTGACATGACTGATCCAGAAGATAACGGCATCGATATTCATATCTCAATTGGATCCAATCTGAAATATGTTATCGTATTCTCAATCTTAGCCCTGCTCTTAGCTCTAGGTGTGGGAATAGATCCACTCTCTGGCACCCTACCGTGAGCAAACGCACCCATGCGGTACAATCCCGCATTCTAGGCAAACATCAGCTAGTTCGAGATCATTACCATACAGATTGATGTCCTCGTCGCAATAGTCCATGAAGTCAATCTCCTGCATCTCTGTTTCATCTATCGCAAAGTCTGAGTCCATAAAGTAATCATCAGCAATTCCGAAGAACCAATCAGATTTCATTTCGATCTCTCCAGGCGGCAACATCTCCCACACCTGGGCGATGCAATATTTGCAGAGCTTGAAATCTTAGTGCCACAAAGACAGATTCTCATTCAAAATCCCTCAAGCTAGTTTGACCTTCCACCAATAGGAACGCCCCTTCAACTGTCACAAATCCTGTATTCAGCAACATGGTTGTCGCGCAAGCTACACAAATACACGATCCCGGATATTCTTCTTCATCCTCGCAACGACGATACCACTTCGGAAATGGTGCGTTGCAATCATCACAATGTAATTCAACGCCTCGATGCTTTTCTTGACTGAAATGAGTTAGCTTCATGGCTCTCTCTCCAGGTTATGTTCATCTTGTTGAGCGAGTGGGAGATATTTCACTCTCTTTTTCATCATTCCTTCAAATAATTTCTTCATATTTCTTTGAGCCTTCAAACACCGCTTTTCTTCGATTTCATCATAAAACGGGCGGTTTAGCCCCCCATTCATGCGTAAGGTAGAGAGCGCATTCCTGTGAGATATCGTATTTAGCAACAAATATTCAGCATGACGAACGGAACGGACTCGATCATCTTTCAATTGACTCGCCTCGTATAACTGACTCATAGCGGCCAATCATTCTCTTCAATTGAACCTGAGTAGCTTTAACCTGGTCTTTCAGTTTTGAGTTCTCTAAGGTTAGTTCAACATTAGATTCTCGATTAAACTTGCTTGAAAGAATATCAGTCGAGATATATTGTGATCTCTTCTTCTTTGGATAACCGACATAGATAGTATAGGCTTCAGGGCTAAGATTGATTGACACGCATGGCATAATAATTCAGATGGGATTGGTCATAGTTAATAATAATAACACTGTTCCCGCCCACCGACCCCCCCCAGATGTTGATAACAATCCATCTTCCGCAATAGCCTGACGACTGGACAGTATGTCCCCGTCAACGACGGTAATTAAGGAATATGGCGATCTTCAGTGAGAAAAGAGGATTCATCATGTTGCGGGGGGGCGAAATAACGAGGTTAAAGTGCCGTTGCCGTGCCGTTGGGGATATGATGACGACACTGTATGTAGGATTCGCGATAACTTTCGTGCTTTTACTGCTTGAAATCGTGCTACTGCTAACCATAGGCCGCCGAATAGAAGGGGTTTTTGCCGCCTCTATGGTGCAAATGGATCACAAATTAGCCGAAGCAATAGCTGCGGTGATGGAAAAAGTACCAGGTTTCAGTGAAGATGCTCAAGAATTTAACCCAATTCAAGCTGCTATCGGACAATTAATTGCGAATATGGCAGACCAGAACAAGAATGTGATCCCGCCCAGGGTGATCGAGCGCGACGCAGCTGGATTATTCACTGAGAAATCGAATTAACCATCTTACTAATAAACGGACTAACAATCCCGCACGATATGGCAAGCCGCAAAAAGTCAAAACGCCGAAGATCACCGAAAACAATGTCAATTATTTCTATGGCTGAATCCTACGCTTACGCGGCGGTATTAACTGAAGGAATTTTTGGCAATACTCCGGTCGGTTTCATCACCGGAAAGGATGACATCACCCTCGGGCCAACAGCAACCTACTCAGGAGTATTTGCTACCGCTCTAGCCGATGGCTATGCAGACTCAACAGGAGTTAATACTCTCTCATTATCTGAAATGATTAACGAACCTACTGTCGCTTTCGCCGTAAGCTCCGCCAACCTGCAAAACCATTGGCAGGGAATGTTTGTGAAAAGTCTAGGAATAAAAATCGGTGTTAAGCTCACCAGAAAACTTTTACGCGCACCGATCTCAAATGTTAATCGAAATATAATGAAGCCATTAGGCATGGGAGTGAGGATTTAGATGGCGACCAATACCGTTAATGGGATCCTGAATTGTTCTGATGGATCAACCATCCCACTTCAAGCAGAAATCGCTGAGGCAACGGAATCAACCCTCACCACTTCGACGGCCTTCACAGGTGTCGCCCAGGACATCGGAGATTACGCCCCAGGCAAAGTCGTTGTATCTGGTCTTGTATCAGCAGACAATGGTTTTTCATACGCTTACATTCTCAGGCAGGGAGTTGTTGAGGTAAATGTTATGGGATCAATCAAGGGAACGGCTGCAACCGTAGTTCCTTTGAATAAACCTGTTAAACTTCAGGCCGGAGATAAACTTCGAGTTCTAACCACAACAGGATCAACCAGACAAGCTGCACTTTCTGTTTTTACTAACAAAGGCACTTCGAGAATTTTTGTCGTCACTCCATCTGGTGCAGCGACAAATTCTCTTCTCGATCTCCAAACTTCTAACAGTATAGGAAATACACTCCAGTCAGAAATAATCGTCGCGGCCGCCTTCACTAGCATCGACTCAACTAAGATTGAATCTCCTGGTGGCGGTGCTGCAGTTCTGAATAACTTAGGCAATTGTGCCGGTGCAGTTCCAGCTTGTTCTCCTGGTGTCTATCAACCAGCATGGCAAGCTTGCCGAATTCCTGTCGCTCTAAATTACACAGCTTCTTTCGTAACCAATGCTTGATGTGATTTTATGAAGAAATCCACCGAACGAAAGCGAATCAAGAGAATGCAACACGATGCGCGTCGTTTATTCATGCACGGCTTAATTTCTGCTAAGGTTCTCGATAATTTCAACACCGGCTTATCATCAGCTCAAAGAAAACTATGAGTGTGTCGATGATGCCATTACCAGGTGCAAATAGACACGAGGGTAGGGTGTATGCTCTGTCTAAGGGTCAATCCCTCGCTGACATAGCGGGGAACGAATCATGGATGGCTACCCTGGGCGATCCCATCGCTGTTCAGAATCTCAATGAAGATGAATTAAGACGCCTGGTACTTCTCAAACTAGCTGTTGAATCTGTTCGAGGCGATTGGGTAGGACTCTTGAGTTGATATTATGCCACTACCAGATGCAACAAAGGATCAAAGGATCTACCAACTCCTAAAGAATATAGATTTAGGCAACTTAACTTTCAGTGAATTCCAAACTGCAGCTCAATCAGTATTCGCAGAACCAGAGGCGGAAGATACCCTCAGAAGGATCGTCCTGGTTAATCTAGCTCGTATGTCTGTAGCTGGAGACTGGACAGGGCTAACTTCTTCTGGTGGCGGCATCCAATACTCGATTGTTCCACCAGATGTGCAGAGTGGGTTAAGCGCCACCTATGGGAAATTCGCTCCTGTTCAACGCTATTCATTGTATACCACAACTGTATCGTCGGGCGGGTTAGAAGAGAAGCTACATATTTTCCCCTTCACAGCGCCTAAGGATGGTACTATGGGAGCCATTACATTGAGAACCGGCGGAACTACTACGGCGAAGGACACATGCAATGTAGCGATCTATTCATCCGACGCAAACGGATTACCAGCAACAAGAATGGGTTATTTAGAACTCGACATGAACGGGACAGCCGGTCTGTATTCAAGCTCTAGTTGGGATTCAGCGCCGGTT